ACCGTTCTCAAAGTCTACTAAGGCGGTGTTAGATGCACTGTCTCTTTTAATTCTTATCCTGTCACCTGTCGCTGGAGCACTGTTAAATATAATAGCACTGGTAGGAGAAGTTTGTATGGTGTAATCAGTGGTCAATGTCTTAGTATCAAAAGCACCACCTGATACACTAGCTTGATCTACTTGTACTACAACATGAGAGTCATCAAGATAAGGAAATGAAAAAGCAAAAGAGGTAGTTGAATTGTCCCCTGTGTGATCTGCGAATGTTTGAATACTCATGGTAATCTATTATTAATTTGTTTGTTGTAAAAGTTCAAGCACATCTTCTCGTTGCATCCCACCTCTTAAACCTGCTTTAGCTTTTAAGGTTTTATTATACTTATCTGCTAGTTCAGGAAACTCTGTTAACATTTGTTTTTTAGCTTCTTTTTTATACCGTCTTAGTACTTTATTAATCTCTTCGATTCGAGGACTAGGAGAACCAGGTTCAGATGTTTGTTCTAATTTTTGATAAGGTCTGCTTTTTATAAGTCTTTGTAAAGAATTGCGTAAAGTTCTGCCTCCTATTTTCACATCTTTTAACAGTTCTGATTGTCTGTCGTAAGCTGTTTGACCTTGTCCATTTTCATGGTCTATTAAGTTTATTTGACCTCCTAAATTTGGAGATGACTGTCTAAAAGCATGGTTTAAGCCTGCCATTTCAGTTAATACAGGGTCATCTTTAACAGAAGACATAGCGATAGGATTTATAAAACCTGTACCCATCCACTGCTCTGCCATATATTCTTCTCCTAATAGATTTCTTTTCTTATCTAAACCGCCTCTTGCTCCTAACTTCTTAGCAAAAGCATCCCCCATTGATCTTACTTCTCTTAGAGATTGAGTATCATAGTCTGCCATTTGAGATATAATATTAGGAACAAAAGAGGAAGCAAAGTTTCTACCGAATCTAGCCATATATCTATCAGGATCACTCAAAGCATCAGTTGCACTTTGAATACCAGCTAAGTAAGATTTATTAGTAGCATTCCTAGTAAAACTTAAAGTTAAACCTAAAAACAATCTTTCTAAACCTGATTGATCGAAACCTTTAGGGTCTCTTACTCCTGCTTCTACAAGATCAGCACCTACTCCTATTAATGTAGCTAAAGGGTCTAGTCTTTGGTAGCTATAATAAGTATCTCCAATTTTAATACTGTAAGGTCTCCACCCAGTAGCCTCCAAAGCTTTCTTTTGCTTAGGGTCTCTAGGTCCACCTCCTGTTATATATTCTCTGTTGTTGAAAACTGTATCTATAAACACACCAGCAACTGTTACTGATGTCATCATTTTCCCTACAGCTTGTGAGCGTCTTACAGGGTCACCACTTTTAAGATCACTAATTAATCTTCCTCTTTCTTCTTTTAAAACAAATACACCAGGAGTTCTTTCAAAAGCGTATTTTAAAATATTAGTAGGAGTACGCACAAAAGGTAATACTAATCTTAACATGGGTAACTTACTGGTAGCATCTTGTAATACTTTACCTAATGTACCGTCTTGTAAATCTCTAGTAAAAGTTAAGTATTGAGCTTCGTCTAAAGCATATTGCATTAAAGCTGAGTTTGTTTTATCAAAGTTATCTTTTGAATATTTAATAGCAAACTCATCACGATCTGATCCTTTCAACCCCTTTTTATTAGCAGCCTCAACACCTTCTCTGTATAAACCTTCTTCAGAAGCAATCCGACCTCCTTCAGTAACAACACCTTCTAAAGTATTGTGTATGTGTTCAGCTAATTTTTTAGGGTCTTTTATTCCTTGTTGTATGCCAGACATAGCAGCTTTTAATCGGGCAGCTCTGCGATAAGATAGTTGTTTAAAAAACTCATCAGTAGTTAACAATAACCTACTAGGAAGGCGAATAAAGTTACCGAAAGCATCTAAAGACTTCTTACTTGTAAGACCTTTTTCAGTTACCATACCACCTAGCTTACTTTCCGCAATTCTCTCACCTGTAATCGCTCCTTGTTTCCTATCTGAAAAAGCCCTGTTTTGAGGGTCTAATAAGTTGTCATTCTGTTTAAAAGCTTTTTTAGCGAACTTAGCTGCTTCACCCCACATCTGTCCGTTAGACCAAGAAGCAAGAACAGCTTTAACCACAGATAAATTACCACTCGCCACTCCCCCTACGGCAGCTTCCAATGTGGACATTACCTGCGTAAGTCCATTACCTATGATATTAACCATCTGTGTTCTAGGACCACTAAGGATTGCATTCATCCAGTATTCGGTAGGCATATCTAGGAAGTGTTTACCTTGTGCCTTCTTAGCTATCTTAAACATAGACGCAAGCATTGAGTCGGGGTTTCCTTCGTCTATTGTTTCTTTTATTAATTTAACAAGTTTGTCAGGGTGCATCCCACCTGAAGCATTTATAAAAGCATTTCTAATTCCTTCAATTTGTAAATCAGACTCACTTAGACCTATCTTTCTTTTTCCATAGTTCTCCCTCCTTGACCCTAGCAATAAACTTCCTTCTCTTCCCAACTTTCTGTAGACATCCGCTACACTCAATAATTGTTGAAAGTTATTTTTTAATTTAGCAATAGCAGCAGTACCTCCTCCAGCTCCATCGTACTCATTAACAGCGTTTTTAAGGTTTTCAATAACACCATTAGCTTGGTCTCTTAAACTTTGTTGAACAATTCTAGCTTCGGATACTTTAGTAGCTGCGTCCTTACCTTCTTGTAGCATTAGTCCTTGTTCAATTTCAGCGTCAATCTCAGTAATAGCACCTTCTACGGTTACTCTATCAGGATTAGCTTCGTAGTATTTCTCTAGTAAATCTTTTAGTACAACAACATCACCATCAGTCTCCAATGCAAACTGTGGTAGTCTAGGCTTTACTCCACCTACCATAAGTGCTTCAGCATACCCTCTAAACTTATCAGGTATAGCACTAAGGAACTCATCCTCTTTACCTTTCTTAAAGTCAGGAAGATCAGCAAATAATCTACCTCTCATATCTAAAGGTGCTTCTGCCCTTTTAGTTACATTACGCTGTTTTAAGAAGTCGTTGAATATCTTCTGCCTTTGGTCTATACCTAACTTAGATTTTAAAGAAGCAAACATATCCTTAAACATGATCGCTACTTCTTGTGCTATTCTTTTAAGTGTACCTGAAGGAGCTAAATCTTTCTCGTCTAACTTCTTTAAGAAAGCATCGGTCATCTCCTCTGCAAAGTATTCGTCTACATCTTTAAACCTATAATTCTCAGATGTGTGCTTACCCTTTAGAAATCTTTCTAGTTCTTTAGGTATTGTTCTTTTAAGTAAGGAAGAAGGGTCAACAGTGTCATCTAAATCAACACCAAAACTCCTGATGTAATCTCTCCTAGCTTTATCAAATTGTTTAGTTAACGAAGTAACATCAGCTTTAGGTAGATAACGACTGAGACCGTGCCATAACTCGTGGACCATAGTACGCTTAATACCGCCCTCGTCTATAACAGATTGTCTTATTTGTAGTAGGTTATTACCAAAGTTATAACGACCAGCAGATGGTATCTTGTTAGTGACGGATAACGATACATCACCAAACAGACGCTTACCCATCACATCAATGAACTTTTCAACATCAGCTACATCTTGTGGGTCTGCTCCCTTTATAGGGAACTTCTTCATTAACCTATTCTTTAGAGTGTCAGCACCTTTAGGAATAATATCCATCATAGCTTCCTCTTCGTAGGTCTTAAACGGTCTAGGTGTTCTTTCTACAGTAGCATCAAAGTCTTCTAAGGTTTCGTCAAGTTCCTCTACTCTTTCCTGTAATTCTCTTTCTTCTGCTACTCTTACCCTATCCTTTACATCAGCAGTCCTAACATCACCTAACACACGAAGATCAGCTTCTTTACCTTCTATACGGTTTTCAAGCATAGAGATTCTAGTTTCATCAGCACCAGTAGCTTTACCTTCTTCTTTTTTCTTTAATAATTCATCAAGCCTAGTTCTATCTTGGTCTAGTTCTTTTTGTATACCTGTTGATTCATCAGTAAAACTAGGTAGATCAGCCGTATCTATAATTTTATTCATTCCTATTTGTTTAGGATTGAACACTACATAAATATCATCAGACATTGGATCGAAAGTATTTTTTAAAATAGCTCCGTCATGTCCTTTTTTCTTAGCTTCTTTAATAGCTTTAACATAGTCAGCGTAAGTTCTATTAGCTCCTTTGAAATCCACTATCTTGGGATTATTCATAGAAAGCGTAGCTTCTATAACACCTCGTTTATCTACTAGAGGTTTTACTGCTTCATTAAACGCTTTTTTAAGGCTAGAAACTGCTCCACCTATAACTTCTTCTTGTGTTTCTACCTTGTCTAAGGAGTTTAAAAATTTATCAACATCCCCTTGTTTTACTTTATCGTTCCACTTCCCTTTACTATTTACTAGACCTGATTCAACTAACTTTTCCTCTACAAGCTCTAGTCCTTGTTTTTGTCGAGGGTCTTGCAGTGCATCTCTATAGTTATAGTAAGTATCTTTAATAGGTTCTACAACAGGCGTTTTACCTTCAAAAGTTTCTACTATCTTCTCGAACAATCGACCTGTCGGTCCTCTAGTTCCTGAATACTTTCGAGCAGTTTTAGGTTTACGAGCAAAGAAGAAACCTTCCTTAGCCGAAGCTGCTCCTGTAAAAGAACCTAATTTATCAGGATCAAAACCTTCTTCAAACACTACTTTAGCTTGAAGCGAGCCGTGATAACCTTTGATTTGAAAAGCTTTACCACCTTCAAGAGTATCGTTAACTACCTGTGCTTGTTGTTCAGCAGTGCCTCCTTCTTCTTTTACCTTCCGTCCTCTCTTAATAGCTTTCAGTCCTGATATAAAAGTACCAGCTACAGCTTCAAGACCTAACCCTTCCAACACATTCTTCATGCGTCCTTCTAGCTCACCTTCATCTTCATCGTGTGCTAAGAACTCAGTGACTGGATTCTGTAACTCAGGTACTTGTTGTATAAGATTAGAAAGTCTAGCTTCCTGTCCGTTAAAGAATGTAAAGTCAGTAGCAGCACCTGCAACAACACCTTTAGTAACAGTACCTGCTTTAGCTAATGCACCTGCTCTACCTGCGAGACCAAACAAAGGAATGAAACCTGTAGCAAACTGTGATATACCTTCTACAGCACCACCTGCCATAGTCTTAGAAGTACCAAGGAATCTAGTATCATAGTCAGGTAGTACATCAAAAGATAAGTAGTCTGCTAGGTTGTACGCTCCTTGAACAGCACCCTCCATCCCACGAAAAGGAGCAGCAAGTATATCACCTGCATAATCAAAAAAATCGTTATCGTCTTCCTGTGTGTTTTCTTCTGGTAGTGCCATAATTAATCAATTAGTAAAAAATCAGGTAGAGGATCAAACTCGCTCATGCCTTTTGAATCTATTAATTCTTGTAATTTCTCTTCATTAGTTAAAGGTCTGTACGAATCAGGAAAAGGTTTATAAGGTATGATTCCTTTTTTTCTAACTAATTTTTGCAATCTAATAAACTCAAAAAATTCTGTTTTTATTCCTGCCGCTTCTTTAACTCTTTGAATTATTTGTTTTCCTTGTTCTGTTTCAGCGTTGTCAATCTGTTCTTGAGTTAATAATACAAATTTATCTCTGTTAGGATCACCTATTAACTCACGAGGTTTAAAGGGAATCCCTGCATAAGTACGAGCAAAACCATCTTCATCTAAGTTTTCAAGAACATCTAAAGTAAATACACCATCCATTAATCTAATCGAATCGATATGCCTTTGTCTTGCTTCATCGTGTGTCATTGCTCCGATACCTACATACCTGTTAGTGTTGTAAGAAAGCCTAGCAAACTCGTTGGCTAAATCAGGTATATACTTTTTAATATACTCTTTAGCTTTGTTTGAGTTTTCATCTTTAGTATCAGAACTTATCATCGAATACCAACCACCAGGATCAGCAGCCATCCTTAATAGTTCTTCGGGTTCTTCTTCAATATCAACAGGCTGTAGTACTTCAGGTTTTTCAGGAGTAATTACAGTCTTAGGTTGTTTATCTTCTAAGTCTGTAAAAAGAGTTTTTAACTCTGCATTTATTTTATTAGTGTTTTCTGTTAATAAAGTCGTAGCAAAAGCGTCTAACTGTTGAGCGGCTTCTTCTGTAGGAAGTCCTAACAGTTCATTTCTTTTGTTAGATATTAAAAGATTAATCTCTGCTGCTTTTCTATTTTGGTACTCAATTATTTCAGGTTTATTAGCTAATTCAGGATAATTAATATTTACCGTTTTAAATAGGTTTTGAAGATTAGAGTTAACTGATCGAGGGTGAGCTATTGTCGCTGCGTTTGTAATTAAAGTTTTAGTATAAGTATCAGCGTCTCTTAAATCGTCTGTTTGTATTCTATCTATTTCAGAAAGAAGATCACCTCTTTCAGCTTCAGTTAAATCTGTATTGCTTATAATCTCTCTTCTGTAGTACTCAGCTAAATCGCCTTTATTATCAAAAGTTTGGTCTTCAATGGTTGTTTGTTTATCAAGTTTTAATTTAGTTAAGTTTGTTTTAAAACTACCTGAGAAGTTTTTAATGTAATCTTGTTTATCTTCTTCTCTTCTATCATCAGCTAATTCAGCTCCTTTATCTATAATGTCTTGTAGTTTATTGTACTCCATTTCGGACATTTTAGCTGTACCGAATTTTAAGTTTCCTTTAGCCCATAACAACAAACCATCAGCTTGATCTTCCATCTCATCTGTGGAAGCCATTCTATTCAATACACTAGCCAATAAATCTCTTTGTTCTTTTGGAGTGTGAGCGTTTGTACCTCCCCAATCTCCCATTAAAGAATCACCTAGAGTTATTATATTACCTGAAGCATCTCTATCTACTTCAAAATTAAAATCACCTCTAATTAACTTCTCTCTTATTTGCTCGTTATCTGTATCCAGCAAGTTAAAAACTTTGTCGTACATGCTTGATCCAGTAATATATATGTTTTCTTGTCTCGCTTGTACTGATTCCTGTCTTTCGTAATTAGATACTGTTTCTCTTATTCTATTTTGAGTTGAAACATCTAAACCTTGTTGAGCTATAAAAGAAGATTGTAAAGCTGGTGTTTTATCTATGAACTCTTGCCTTACTAGATTCGCTCTTTCTACTAAATCTTCTGGATCGTTTTGTTGTGGATTTATTAAACGGTTTTCTACTTCAGATAATAAATCTCTACTAGCTAACTTACCTATCGCTTCTATCTTCCTCTTCTGATTAATAGGAGAAGTTAGCCAACTCATAGCCCCTTTTCTAGTTAGCTTATCAAACTCTCCTTCTGTCTTTTGGAGCATTGCTTGAATCTCTTCGGGACTCTTCCTTGATAACTCATCTTCAAATTGTTCTGCTTCTATATCGGCTCCCTGTGTGTACTGCTGCAAGATAGGATTAACCTGTGACAAAGCATCAGCAAGGTCCATCAACTTATTCCTACCTGCTCTACGCTGACCTATTCCGTATTGATAGCCAGGAAGGTCCACAGGTTGAACTGTAGGTGCTTCACCTAATCCTTGTACTTGTACTCGTTCTGCCATGATTAAATACTATATTGATCCGTCTTTCTCATATACCTAGAAGTTTTACCTCCTCCGATGCTTATTCTCCTAGGTCTATCCGTACCCATTCTACTTGCTATGTCTGAACCTGTAGCGTATCCACTAAGTCCACCGCTAATCGCCTGTAGTCCAGTTGTTAATAAACTAGGTTTACTTATAGGTTGACTAAGTCCTAATATCTCTTGTTGAGAAGCTAATCCGATTTGTTGTAGGCTCATGCCAGACTGTAGACCATAAAGTTTTTCTTGAGTAGTAACAGCTGCTTGTAACCCTGCTTGTTGTCTAACATAGTCATCCATTAAAGCTTGTACTGAAAGACCTGACACACCTGCTTCACCTGCGGATACAGTAGCACTAGCAAGTTTTTCTCTAGCTGCTTTAGTTATTTTACCAGTCTCTTGAGCTAAAGCTAACCGTTTCTGTTGAGCTTCTAATATTTCGGAAGTACGCTGAAAACCTTCTTTTCTTTGAGCTGCTGCAATAGACTGTGCTGGATAGGCTGCTTGTTGTTTAGCTTGTCTTCTTTGTCCTGCATATCCTGCGATAGAAGACCCTGCTCCTAGTAAAGTACTAGCTCCAACCATTCCCACAGCTGTCGCACTTCCTGTAGCACCTAATG